ATACCACCCGCTTAACACGGACAGATGCCAGCTTTATAGCTACGAATTACCTAGCATTGGACAAGATTATTACTCATTACCGCAGTATTCAAGTGCTTTAAACTTCGCCTTTTTGTCGGGTGAACTTAGTTACTTCGCAAAGTCGAACATTCAAAATAGTATTTTCCCCGCTTTTGCCATGATGTTCCCTAAGCGTCCGCAAAGCGAAGAAGAAAAGAAGGTACTACGCGACACAATCGACAGAATGAAAGGCGCGGCCAACGCGGGTAAAGGCGTGGCATTCTTTGCCAACTCAGCCGATCAATTGCCTAAAATCGAAAGCATACCTACAAACCAAAACGACAAGTTATTTCAAGAAGCTAGCACGCTTAACACCGAACAAATTTGTTTTGCCCATACAATTGACCCTATATTAATGGGTGTACGCACAACGGGTAGTTTAGGCGGTGGCGCTGACATTAAACAAGCTTACGTAATCTTTGAAAAAAACGTAGTTATTCCGTTGCGCGAAATGGTTACCGAAATATTCACGGAACTATTAAACATTTCTAGGCTTAAAGCTGACTTTACAATTAAGAATTTCCAAATAATTAACGAAACAATTGTAGAAGTTGAAGGCGACGCAAGTAAAACACAAGATGCCTTGAACGCAATGAGCCCGCTTGTAGCTACTAAAGTTTTGGACACCATGACACCGAACGAAATCCGCGCACTTGCAAGCTTACCACCCGTCGAAGGTGGCGACGTAGTAGCTTCACAACAACCCGCCCAAACATTTAAGAAATGATTTACTTTATAACCGAAACTTACCTAAAGACGAACACGCCAATTACGGCAAACGTAGACGTAACAGACGTAACACCTTACATTGCTACGCAATCGGACTTAAGAGTACAACCAATTCTAGGTACAACGTTCTACAAGTACCTTTTGAATGCATATAATACGCAGACTTTGACTAACGACGAAGAAACGTTGGTAGAATTTATACAACCCGTTGTGGCTTGGCGTAGTGCTGAGGACGCAGTATTTGGTTTGTCTTACCAACTTAAAAACAAAGGTATTCAAACGCAGTTCGGGGACTATTCTGGTAGCGTTTCCCGCGCTGAAGTTGCCTTTTCAATGGAGCATTACGCACAAAAAGCCAGCTTCTACGAACAACGTTTGATTAAATACCTACTAGCTAACAAAAATTTGTACCCGCAATTCACTAGCCAAACGAATAAAGACACGGACTTGCGCCCACAAATAGAAGCTTGCGACTGCGTAGGTACTTGCTGGGGACGTTGCGGCCAACGTTACAACGACAACGGCTACAATAACGCTATAATGGTATTCTAATGACTGAGTTTGTAACCATAGTAAAAAAGTACGGCGTTACGGGTGTTTTATGCCTATGGTTATGGCACACGGACAACCGACTTAACAAGGTCGAAACGGCCCTTTACGACTGCTACAAAACTCAAAGCTTTAGACAAGCAACCAAAACACGAATAGACTTACCCGTTCAATTACTTGCAGTCTTACCAAATGATAAAAGAACTAATAAACGAAACTTTAAGGCCTAGCGGCAAATGGTCAATTAAAAGGCTATCCGCTTTTACGTCGTTTTGGATTGCGGTTTTTTACGCTTTCGTTCCTTTAGTTACTGCGTTTAAAGCACAAGAATTTGTGTTTATTGGTTTGCTTACTTACTCGGCTACGTCGTTAGGTCTAAGCGTATGGAATAAGAAAATAAAAGCACCCCACTCGACTGCTCACAATTGAACACCGAGAACCCCCCGTCGATAACGTTGGCGGGGTTTATAATTTCTAAAAATGTAACATGATAACAACCGCCCAAGCCTTAGCGAAATACGGACAACCTAACGAAAGGGGAACGTACCTAACTACCATCAATTTGCCGTACCCTATGCGCATAGCTTGGGACATCGACACCAAAGTTACGAAGATGCGTTGCCATAAGCTAGTCGCAGATGCGTTTTTAAGCGTGTTTAACGAACTTTTAGCGGTGTATGGCTACCAACGTATTGTCGAACTAGGAATAGACCTTTATGGGGGTTGTTTTAACTTTCGTAAAATGCGCGGTGGTTCGTCATGGTCGCGTCACGCTTGGGGTATTGCCATAGATTTAGACCCCGCACGTAATACATTAAAAGAAACTTCTAAGACTGCGCGCTTTGCACGCCCCGAATACGCGCCAATGATTGCTATTTTTGAAAAACACGGATTCTTAAGTTTAGGTAGAGCCAAAAACTACGACTGGATGCACTTCGAAATTTTAGCTTAAAACCTTATAAAATGAAAAAACTTTCAGCTTATAGCCTTATATTTTTGTCACTTATTTTGGCAATCATTGTGACAAGTTGCGGCGTTAATTACCATATAAATAAGGCGATTAAAAAAGGTTACCGCTGCGACACCGTAGAAGACACAATTACAATACTTTCGGTTGACTCGATTCCGTACGTTTTAAGAGACTCTATTGCATGGGAAAGGGTAATATACAAAAAAGATACAATAGTGCGTTACAAGCGTTCTTTTGTGCCTAAAACGCGACTAGAAACACGAATAGAATACAGACTAAAGCGCGACACAATAAAAATGCTAGAAAAAGTAGAGGTCGTTAAGTGGAAAACCGAACGCAATAAGAAAACAAAAGCTAACTTGTGGCTATTTATTATAGGGTTTGGCATGGGCTTTCTTGCAAACTGGCTACTTAAGTTTTCTAAAACCGTTTTATGAAGATACCTAGAATAAGATTAAAGGCCGACGAGCTTGTATTAATAGAACAATATAGAGCAATTAAAAACAAGGCTAACGAACTAGGACTAAACGACAAAGACGTAAAACACGGCTGGTTAAAAACAAACGACGCTAGTTTATTCTTTAAAAATCCGTCTTTTGGTAACGACTTCGACATTCAAAACGTAGACTTTCATGCCCTAATTAAAGACGCGCCGAAACTAGTTGTAGAACCTACAAAAAAACGAACGCACAAAGGCCTATTTGACAAGCTAGTATTTACAGACGTACATATAGGAATGGACGCAAGCGACAAAGGGCGCAGCATGTACGGCACAGAATGGAACGAAAACATACTATTCGACCGCTTAGAACAAATGATTAGTTACACGCTAGAAAAACAGAACAGCGACACGCTTTATATTCTGGATCTCGGCGACTACTTAGACGGGTTCAATGCCCAAACGACTAGAGGCGGCCATGCGTTGCCTCAAAACATGAGCAACCAAAAAGCGTTTGACGTTGGTTTTCAGTTTAAGACCTTGTTACTGCAATACCTTGCGCCGTTCTACAAAACTATTCACGTTCGTAACATTTGCAACGACAACCATAGCGGCGACTTTGCGTACTTCGTTAACCAGTCTTTCAAAACATACGTCGAACGCGACTTAAAACACGTGAAGGTAATTAACCAAACGGCGTTTATAGACTACGAACTAGTTGGTAACTATTGTTTTATTACAACGCACGGAAAAGACACCCACAATTTAAAACACGGATTTAAGCCAAAGATTGACCCGAACCAAGTAAACAAAATAGTCGGTTACCTAAACACCCAAGACCTTTTGAATAAAGGCTACGAAATCATTTTCGAAAAAGGCGACTCACACCAATACTTATTCGACGCGTCAAGTTCGGACGTATTTAAATATTACAATTACCCCGCTTTTAGTCCGTCTTCGAATTGGGTAGCTATAAACTTTCAACTTGGGCGGTCGGGATTCATACATTTTAATTACGGACTTTTAACAAAGAGCATAAACGAATACTTTTTTAAGTAAATTAGTACACTTTTTCATAGTTCTGTTTTGAAGCCAGCCTTTCGGGGTTGGCTTTTTTGCATAATATAGTATACCTAATCGGGTATATTCCGACTAATTGCACATTATATTGCACCTTTTCGGGTACTCATGTCACAAAATAAGGGTAAAACCTTACGAAATTTGTAACAAAATAAGGGTAACGCCTTAAAACGTGAAAAAAAAGTTTGCGTCTACAACCCCCGTCAAATAAGGAAATCTAAAAAAATGTTAAAAAAAGTTGTTAAAAAGTTTGGTAGGTTGTAAATAGTATCTATATTTGCATATAACCAATTAACAAAAACGACATGAAAACATTTAGAATTACAATTTTAGACGAAGACCGAAACACGTTATTTTTTTACAACGTAGACGCCGAAAGCGAATTTATGGCTAATCAAAAAGGCCGTCGTATTTTAGACAACACTAGCGACACGCGCGCTTTCTTTTTTGAAATTGAACAATTAACATTTTAACACATGAAAACACTTAAAAAATATTCGTTTTTATTTAAGGATTTAAACCAAGACGAACGCCAAATTTTAGGCGGTGCAATTACGGCAGTTTTAGGCTTTGCGTTTTTAATTTGGCTCATGTCTACGAATACTTACCCTGTTCTAGACGCCAAGACAAAGGACACACAAATTCACGAAAAAAAGACGTATGAATTAAAGCCATCTTTTAACAAATATATGAACCATGTTTATAACTCTAAATTCAAATAAAATGATTGTAACAGAACTTAAAGACTTCGAAGTATACGCACCAGGCGATACGACTTTTGTTTACTTAATGGTCACGCTTTGGGACGAAGGCGACACGGACACGAACGCCGAAATCCTAGCCGAATACGAAATCAAAATTTACGACGCTTACGCAAACTATAAAATAACTAAAAAGGAATACAATGAAAAACTTACAATCAAACAAACCAGGGACTGCGACGACTACCTCGAAAAGCTTTACGAAGCCAACACCTTCGAAGACGCCTACGTGCAAGAATACAACGACGAAAGCGGGTTTAGTTGGTTCGTTTAACAAGTATCAAATTGACCGCTTTTGGACTTCGTTTAACCATGACCTTTATAATCGAATTTGTGAAATCAAAATGCAACAAATATGACACCAAAACAAAAAGCAAAAGAATTAGTAGATAAAATGAAATACCCTTTGGATGGTGTTTATATAATAAGTCACGTTGCTAACGAACTTGCATTGATTGCAGTTGATGAAATACTAAATTATTTTAATGAAGACACAATTTATTATCAAAGTAATGGAATAGGTGTACAACGTGCGTATTTTGAAAATGTCAAACACGAAATCGAAAAGCTATGAAATGGAAACTAACTTACTTCGTCGGTTCTAAAGCCGTCGAAAGCTGGGTTTTAAATTCTCAAAGCCTAGCATATTGGAAAAAGCACGACTTACTAACAACGGGCCGTTACGAAAACGGAAAATTCAAAGTAGAACAAATATGAACCGCCTTACTTCAATACACGAACTAATAGAAAAATACGGACTACTTGACAAGTCCAGACGCCGCGACGTACTTTTTAAACGCTATTACCTTTACAATGAATTACGGACGTGTGGTCTTAGTCTTTCGGAAATTGGCCGTGTTTTTGACAAGAACCACGCTACAATTTTACACGGGTTACGCGTTCATAAAGACTTAACTAGCTATCGCGATACGGATTACCTAGCCGAAACGTGCGCGCTTCAAGCCTACTTAGACGGCGCGGAGTTACCCGACATATCGAAAGTGTTTAAGACGCAAAAAGACTACGACTTAAAGGTCGACATACTTAAGGCCCACAATATGGTGTCATTTAAACGTATTCAAAGACGGATAAAAATGGGTTTTTACGAAGAAAAAGAAGAAGCCGTGCAACCTTTTTGAAGTTTATACGTTATATTTGTACGGGTAGGCAGGCCCATGTAAAACATTATTGAAGCTCTTTTGGTTAGTAACGCTGCCTCGCGAACGCCAAAGGGGCTTTTTTTATTTTAAGGCAGTAAAATATGAGGCAAGCATTTAATTTTTATCGAAGCTACTGGGACGTAGCAAAGGAACTAAACGACAAAGATAGGTTAGCGTTTTACGACGCATTACTTACACGTCAATTTACAGGTGAAGAAACAGAACTAAAAGGCTTAGTCAAGTTCGCGTATCTTTCGCAAAAGCATTCAATAGACAAGCAAATAAAGGGTTACGAAGACAAGACAAAACGACCTTTACAAGACCCTAGCCAAGACCCTACGCAAGGGGGTACGCAAGGGCCTTCGGTACAAGAGAAAGAGAAAGGGAAAGAGAAAGAAGAAATAGACTATCAAGCGTTGCTTGACTTCGTTAATAATACTTTTGGTAGAAATTTTAAAGTAATTACAGAAAAAGTAAAGCGTTCTTATTACTCACGTCTAAAAGACGGGTACATAAAAGAAGACATTATAAACGCAATAAAAAACTGCAAAGAAAACCAATTTCATAAAGACAACAATTACAACTATTGTACACCCGAATTTTTTAGTAGGGCCGAAACTTTGGATAAATACGCAAATAGAACCATAGTTACTGAAAGCGACGCTATCTTAGCTCACCTAAAAAACAATTAACATGCTACTCAAACAAGGCGACGCGCTGCAATACTTACTAGACGTAAGGGACGGCAAAATAAAACAAGGGCTTGGCTTAGATTGTGCGCTAGACGAACACCTTAAATTCAAACCTAAGCAACTCAATATCATTTTAGGACATGACAACGTAGGTAAAACGTACTGGATAAATTGGTACTTTCTTACCCTAGCTTTAAAACACGACTTAACATTCTGCATTTGGTCGGGTGAAAACCAAAAGGGGCAAATACTTCGCGACATGGTACAAATGTATCGAGGCAAACATTTTAATAAATTAACCCATTCGCAAATAGCGGGCGACGTTGCGTACTTAGAACAATACTTTACATTTATTGACAACTCGAATTTGTACAAACCCGAAGAAATATTGGCGCTATTTGCACAAAGTGGGTGCAAAGTTGGGCTTATTGACCCTTTTACGGGTCTAGACCGAGAAATGTCGTTTAGTGGGAATTACGAATTTATGAATACCGCACGCCAATTTGTCAATAGTACGGGCATGACTATATACATAAACACCCACCCGAATACTGAAAGCGGCCGAAGCGGTAACTTATACACCGAAGGCGAACTAAAAGGACATTTGAAAGCCCCCTTAAAGGATGGAATAGAAGGCGGGAAGGCCTTTTTGAACCGCTGCGACGACATGTTAGTAATACACCGCCTAATTAAACACCCCGAATACAAATTTAAAACCTGGGTGAACGTCGAAAAAGTTAAGGACACCGAAACGGGCGGTAAGCATACCGAAATTGATTACCCAGTAGTTTGCGACTTTAATAGTGGCTTAGGGTTTACAATTAACGGAATAGACCCACTACAAAAACACAGACCTAAAGACATACAAAAAACAATAACCGACGGCATTATGTCGACAAGTGAAAAATTACGAAACTTTAAACCATTTTAAAATGCAACTCGATTTAAAAATTTTATGGGCTAAGAACACTATTTGGGTAGTCCGCGAACGAATTAAAAACGTAAGGGAAAAACTCGAAAAGGACAAACCAGACGCAAAGGACTACATAAACGGCGGTAAGGATAGCGAAGAAATGCTACTAAAAACCGAGCTTGTTTTAATCGAAATGGAAAACGAAATAGTAAGTTTGAACCGCGAGTTAAACCAGTTAGCTAGACGCAACGCTCAACTTCGAGTAGCTTACGACGAACTTAAAAACGAACTAAAATTTAAAGACATTGAACTATGAAAACACCGCTGGAAATGCTGATTGAACAACTACACCAAAAAATAGAACGAGTAAATATTTTTATCCATAGCCAAGAAGATGAAGCAGGCCTATATATGTACACAGGTCTTTTAGCTGGCTTTTCTGAGTCAAAAGTCATGGCGGAAAAATTACTTGAAAACGAAAGAATAACAAATGAACAATGAAAAACTACAATGCTTCACGTGTAAGCGACTACGAAAACTCGAATACTTCCAAGATAACAAACGAGAATACCAATTGCCACACTACAAAGGAAAGGTCGCAAGCTGCAAACAATGTACACGCGCCCGAATGTTGCGTGAATTACGAGCCGTTAGATACGACTTTGAAACAAGAAAATTTGTAATACATTACTTTAAAAACAAGAACCAAGCTTTAAAGTTTTGGTATAAAGAAAATAACTATGCCACGTTGTAAAAATTGTAAAGACAAGTTCGAACCGATACGCTTTAACCATAAATTTTGTTTAAAAGACGAATGTATTAAAGCCTTTGTAGAAGAAGCCAAAGCGGCTCAATGGAAAAAGACTAAGGTAAAACTAAAGAACGACCTTAAAACGACCACAGACTGGCTTAAAGAAGCTCAAAAGGTGTTTAATACTTTCATTCGTCTTCGTGACTTTGGCAAGCCTTGCGTAAGTTGCGGCGGTTCTTTAGGCGAAAAGTACGACGCTGGCCATTATTTCAGCATGGGTGGACACAAAGCCGTTACATTCAACGAAGACAACGTTCATGCACAATGCGTAACCTGTAACCGATATAAACACGGCAACCTTTTAGAATATCAAATAGGCATTGAAAAGCGAATAGGCGCTGAACGACTGCTAAAATTACACGCTGAGGCCCACGAGGTGCGTAAGTACACCACCGACGAACTAAAAAAAATTATATCGACGTACAAAAAAAAGTGCAAGGAATTAAAATAAGTATTATATTTGCATATAACAATTTAAAAACAAGCTATGAAAAATTTATTTAAAGCGCTGGCTAATTTCCAGCAAGAAGTGCCTGTAATTCACAAAGGAACTCAGGGGTTCGGCTATTCTTACGCCGACTTACCCGCTATTTTCGACAAGATTAACCCGCTACTAAAGAAACACGGGCTAGGCTTTACGCAGTTAATTAACGGCACAGACTTAGTAACGTGCATTTTCCACGTAGAAAGTGGCGAAACTATCGAAAGCACTACAGCAATACCGCAAGGCGTACAACTCAAAGGTATGAACGACTTTCAAGTTATGGGGTCAGCTATTACTTACGTTCGACGTTACGCCCTCAGTTCAGCTTTAGGCCTAGTTACCGACAAAGACACGGACGCAAGCGGTGAACAAGTAAAGAAACTACCCGCTATTGATAACAAACGCTTTCAAGACGCGTGTAAAGCCATTGTAGAAGGTAAGGTTACTAAGGAAAAAATTACGTCTAGCTTTACTTTGACTGAGTCACAAACCGAAATGCTTGAAGCCCTATGACTGCTTTTAAAGTTCGATGCTCAGCACTTGGTAAAGTAATGACGTCACCGCGTTCGAAAAGCGAACTACTAAGCCAAACGGCTAAGACCTACGTAGAAGAACAAGTTCTACTAGCAAAATACGGAATAGTCAAGACGTTTAACTCGCGTTACACCGACAAAGGCAACCTAGTAGAAGACGAAAGCATTAAACTAGCTAGCGAGGTCCTAGAGTTAGGCTTTATCTTAAAGAACGACGAACATTTTAGTAACGACTGGGTAACGGGTACGCCCGACGTAAACACCGCTAGCCTTATTTTAGACGTAAAAAGTTCTTGGGACGCTACGACATTCCCTTTCTTTGCTACAGAAATACCAACTAAAGACTATTACTACCAATTACAGGGCTATATGTGGCTTACAGGTAAACAAAAAAGTTTACTAGTTTACTGCCTAGTCAATACACCGCTAGACATGGTTCAAGACGAAATAAGACGCGCGCACTGGAACGCTAACCTTTTAGAAGAAAGCCTCGATCTTATAGACGAAGTACAGAAACGCCACAACTTCGACCATATACCCGACAACCGCCGTGTGAAAGTCTTTGAGGTCGAACGTGACGACGAAGTAATAGAACAAATAAAAGAACGCGTCGAACTATGCCGCGAGTATTACGAAACCCTTTACAATTTCCTATGAAACAACAAATAGAAGACAAAATAGTTTTACGTGTTTTAGCCCGTTTCAACGAACGTTCGAAACTAGGAATAATGAAATATAACACAACGCTAGAAAGAAACGACCTGAGCGCCTTAGAATGGCTTACACACCTACAAGACGAACTAATGGACGCGACTTTGTACGTAGAACGACTAAAAGACGAAGTAAAAACCTTTAAACAAGACCAATGATAAAAGAATTTGTAAAACAATGGGATGAGCGTAAGCACCTATTAGAAGAATGGTTGAAAGAAAACCAACCAAGCGACTATGAAGATGTTTACAGGAAGTTATTTGAATTAGTGGTAACTGAACCGAATGGTTATAATAATTCTTGGGACTGGGAACGCTTTGTAACTATTGACGACGGCCACTATCAAGGCAATATAATTTTTATACTTTGCAATAATACCTACCAACCAAATTTAAACGACTATATTTTTACGGAAGTTGACTATGGTTCGTGTTCTGGTTGCGATACATTCGAATATATTAGGGATTTAGCAAGTTGGGATAGCAAGAAAAACACGGAAGAACAAGTTAAGCAGTATATGACACTCGCTTTACATATGGTTCAAGAAACTAAAACCTTTAAACAACAAGAACAATGAAAACAGCAGTAGAATTTTTAGAAAGTGTTGAGGTTGATAAGTTTGCTAAAGATAGTATTAAACATAGATACAATAGTTATGGTGAAAACATAACTTCAGAAACTCAAAAATTAGATACAATTTATGGATTTAAACAAGGATTCCAAAAAGCAATTGAATTACTTAAACAACAAGAACAATGAAGACACATTTAATAACATCTATTATTATCATTTTAATAATTGGATGTATTGGATTAATATATTTATTTCCAATATTAGGATTAGTAGCATTATGCACTATATCTT